CATCTTGGCCGTTGACTCATCGGTTGATGATGCGCGCTATGTCGGTGTACATGCAGCCGTCGTTGATAATCAATCCATCGTCAAGGTTGCCTTTGTGGTGCAAACCGAAAATGAAATGTGGGAACACATTGAACGCATCATGGCTGACCAAAAAGTGCAGCTGGCCATCACGCCAACATTGGAAATCCATCTGCCAATGAATCTTCAACGCCGATACCAGACCGTTGGCTACGGCGAACTGCTGCGCTTTTCTAGCCTTGTCAGGTCAATGATTCTTGAAGGCAAGGTGCGCCACAACGGTGAAAAAATGCTTGCAGAACATGTATGCCGTGCGGTCATTACTAAAACGGCGCAAGGCGTTGTTCTGTCATCGCAAAAATCGCCAGGCCCAATCGAGTTGTGCCGGTGCATGGCGTGGGCCGTGGCACTTGTCAGCAAACCAAAGCAAGCAACAAAACCCATGCTGGTCATCACAGGGTAAGTACACTCACGCTAGGTGTCTGTCTGTGTCGGGCAGGCAGGCACCACCTACCGAAAGCATCTCATGGCATTATTCAATCGAGTGAACAAAGCAGCAATCAGCCCTGCCGTTGAAAAACAAGCAGCCGTTGGTGGCACCTACGGTGGCAACGCACCGACCAACGGTGGCGTCGGCATGATCGGCCAGTACTACGCCTACCAGGAAGGCGAAGCGCGAAACCGTGCCATGCAAGTTGCAGCCGTCAGCCGTGCCCGCGATCTGCACTGTTCCGTTATTAGTGCCATGAGCTTGAAGATGTATCGCAAACAATGGAACGAAACTGAACGTGACATGGAAGAAATCGAACTGGCCCCACGTTCATGGTTGAGCCGACCCGATCCAGCAATCCCCTATGAAACGCTGATGGCATGGACCCTGGATGATTTACTTTTCTTTGGAAGAGCTTTTTGGTACATCACCAGCCGAACCCAAGATGGCTTTCCAGCATCGTTCACACGCCTGCCCGCCGGCTCAATCACCACCACCGACCAGGCAGGTCCAGTGTGGTTTGCACCGTCAAGCATGGTGTACTTCCAAGGTGGCGAAATTGACCCTGTCAACCTGGTGCAATTCATCAGCCCTGTACAAGGCGCAATCTATTCATCTGCAAGCACTATTGAAACAGCGTTAGAGATTCAGGCCAGCCGTTTGCGCAATGCAGCATCAGCAATTCCGTCTGGCATTTTGAAGCAGACCGGTGGCGAACCGTTGAGCGCATCAGAACTGGCAGATTTGGCATCAGCGTTCAATGCTGCACGTGCGTCAAATCAGACAGCTGCACTAAATGAGTTTTTGACCTACGAACCAACCAGTGCCACACCGGACAAAATGTTGCTCATTGAATCTGCAAACTATTCTGCACTTGATATCGCAAGGCTTATGAATATCCCGCCATACTTATTGGGCGTTTCAACTGGATCATATTCCTACCAGTCATCAGAGCAGGCCCGCATGGACATGTGGATGTTTGGCACAAAAGTGTTTGCAGAATGTATTGCAAGCACCCTTTCGTCAGATGCCATACTTCCCCGCGGCACTTGCGTAGAGTTTGACGTAGATGACTATCTAGGTGAAACAATTCTGATGGACTCAAACATCAACATCAATGAACCAGCCGAAAACACACAAGAGGAACTTGCATGATCCGTTTTACAACTGACCGAATCACAGTCACCGCAGCCGAAGGCGACACCACAGGCGAACGCCGCATTGACGCAATAGCCGTTCCGTATAACCAGTACGCAACTGTTAGCGATGGCACCGAAGTTCAATTTTTGCCAGGCTCATTACCAATTGACGGCAAAGCACCACGCGTCTTCATGTATCACGACGCATCAAAACCAGTGGGCATCGTCACCGAAAGAATTGACACGCCCGAAGGAATGCTTGCAAGCATGAAAATCAGTCGCACCGATCTAGGCGACGAAGCACTGGTCTTAGCAGCCGATGGCGTCATGGATGTATCCGTAGGCGTCAATATCATTTCTGCGACAAGAGACAAAGACGGCCGCATGACCGTCACCGCAGCCGACTGGCTCGAATTGTCACTTGTCCCCATTCCTGCATTCAGTGGTGCTACCATCACGGATGTGGCCGCGTCAGCGGAAACAGAACCCGACACAAATCCAGAAACCACAGAACCAGTCGAGGAGACAACCGAAGTGGAAGCAACACCAGCACCAGCAGAAGCCATCGAGGCCGCAGCAATCCCTACACCATCACTTCCTGCACAGCCAAAGCGCAAGTTCGCCTTGCCATCAGCTGCTGACTGGATGGCCGCATACCACATTGGTGGCGACACGTTTGCAAAAGTAAATGCAGCCGTAGCCGAATGGCAATCAGAGAATCAGACCGCATTGCAAGCCGCCGCTGGCGATGTGGCCACTTCGAATACACCTGGCCTCTTGCCAGTGCCCGTGCTCGGACCTCTCGTGCAAAATATCAACTTCGTTCGTCCTGTGGTCAACCGCCTTGGCGCACGTGCGTATCCGGATGGCGGACAACAGAAGACATTCGTGCGCCCAACGATTACAACTCACACAAGCGCAGCTGCACAAGCAGCAGAGTTTGACGCAGTGTCAGCAACCACAATGGTCATTGCAAGCAATACCATCAGCAAAACCACCGTATCGGGGCAGGTCAGTTTGTCCAGACAGGATGTTGACTTTACGTCACCTGGTGCAATGGAACTGATCCTGAATGACCTGGTTGGCGAACTAATGCTCGCAACCGACAACATTGCAGCAGACGCATTGCTTGCAGCAGCAAACTCGTCAGGCGTATGGGATGGAACCACAACCGACTTGATGAAGTCCATCTACGACGCAGCAGTTGACGTATCAAACGGCACCAACTTCTTCCCTGACACAATTTTTGTGTCACCAGATGTTTGGGGTCAAATGGGCCAGCTTGTTGACGGTTCAAACCGTCCAGTGTTCCCATACTTGGGCGCACCTGGTCTTCAAGGACAGAACGCACTTGGTGGCGGAAACGCAACCACATGGACCGGCTCAAACCCACTTGGTTTGGAAATTGTCGTTGACTCAAACTTTGCTGCAAAGACCATGGTCATCACAAATGCAAGCAAAGCCTTTGAGTATTACGAAGACATGCGCGGGATCATGAGTGTGGACCAGCCTGCAACGCTCTCGCGTTTGTTCTCGGTGCATGCCTACTGCTCAACATTTGCGGCAGTGTCAAGCATGATCCGCAAGATCACCCAGGCATAACCCGAAGGGCGGACAGCCCATGGCGGTCTATACAGTCACATTCAAGCAACTGCTTGACAACTACGCAGTGCTTACACTGCTGACCGATAGCGATATCGAGGTTGGGCAAAGCATCACGGTGGCATCTGTCGATGCAACTTTCAATGGCACATACACCGTGTATGCCTTGCCCCAATACCTCTACACAGGCACAGACACCGAAGGCAATTTGCTGTTTGACGGACAAGTGCCTATCGCCAATCAAGTGTTGTTTGCAAAGACTGCATCTGATGTCAATCGCATTGCCACGGCTACAGGAACAATCACATGGACTGTTTCCTGCACCTGGGCAACCACGGCAATGGTGGAAAGTTATCTCGGTCTGACGCTTACAGGCGCAGACGATGGAACAACGCTTACAAGAGCTACAAATGCCGCAAACGCTTTTGCGTATCGTCGCAGATTAGAAGCCGGCTATCTTTCTGATTCGCAAACAACTGTGCCATCAGGTGACGTTCTTTTGGGAACCATCATGATTGCTGCGGCATATTTCAGACAGCGCGGTGCCTATAACGCCATAGCAAGTTTTGATGGCATGGGTGTACCACCAGCAAACGGCGTCACGCCAATGATTATGCAGCTGCTTGGCATCAACCGACCACAGGTCGCCTAATGGCCTACACCGACCTTTTCAATGTTGGTATTGACAATCTGGCAACCAGCCTGGGCACCATCACAGGCATGCGCGTTGTCACTGATCCACGAAACGTGAACCCACCGTGCGTCTTTATCGATGCCCCTAGTTTCATTGCATACAACGCAAACATTGCAGAACTAGATGTGCCGGTACGCGTAATCACCATCGGCCCTGCCAATCTCGATGCGTTGCGTAACGTATTGGAAAATTGCGCCCTGCTACTCAATAAGGGTGTCGCAGTAACAGAGGGCCGACCCATTAGCCTTTCCATCGGTGGTCAAGACCTGGCCGCCTACGATCTCACTATCAAAATGAAAGTGCAAACATCATGAGCAAATACATCATCGTTAGCGAACTTGTCGGCACACCTGGCGATGAGTTCATACCTGACGAAGGAATCAACGTCGAAGCATTGCTAGACGGTGGATTTATCAAGTCCGACAACAAAGCCACAAAATCTGCTAAAACAGAACCAACAGAGGAGAACCCCAATGGCAACTAGCATCTATCTTTCAAACCCAGTCTTCAAGGTCAATGCCGTGGCACTGACCGGATTCTGTACAGCTGCGACGCTTACGCAAACCAATACTGCACAGGACACCACGGTTTTTGGAAATACTGCCCGCGTGTACAACTCAACTTTGCAGGACAACGAATGCACCGCAACCCTGTACATGACGTACGGCGCGTCCGAAGTGTATGCAACGCTCAAAGCACTTGTCGGAACGCAAACAACCGTGGTTCTTCAAGAGGGCACCACCGCAGGGAACAAGATTTGGACAGTTTCCAATGCGTATCTCGAAACC